TGCTTACTCATGTGATACAATTCCTTTGTAATGACTTAACTTTTAACCCCATCGGCCCTGTTAGCCCTTGGGGTTTTTTCATTGTAGCTGATTGACAGGTATCTGTCACACTACTACAATAGAAGGGCACTTAGGGCAATGCCCACTTAGCAAACATGCCACTTTTATCAAAAAGAGCACAAGAAGAAGGCAAAAAGTCTTCTTCATCTGGAGTTGACCGTTACCTTAACCCAGGAAAACTGGAAGACGGATCATCGGTTCGATTCTGTTTACTTGAAGAAAATGCACTGGACTTCTATGAAGTTTGGGGAGCATTAGTGGAAGACCCTAACAAGTCACGCCCTTATAGGTTCACAGATGATCCAACACCTGAAGATATTGAAGAAGCAATGGCTGGTGAAGCCACACGCAGACTCAACTTTGACGGTACTGCACCTGATCCTGCAAAACTAGCTTTAGCTATTCCCGTATATAACTACGACGCTGAAGCAGTACAAGTATTGCAATTCAGCCAAAAGACTCTCATCACTCAGTTAGATCAAATCAGCCAAATGGATGATTACAAAGATGATCTACTTGAATGGGATTTTGTCCTTGCAAGAGAAGGAGTAAAGAAAAACACTACTTACTCTTTACGCACTGCCCCTAAAAAGAAAGGTGCTCAAAAGGATAAAGAAGCTGCTTGGTCCGAGGTCCAAGAAGCAGGGTTTGACATCACCCGTTTAATAGACGGAACTGACCCGTTCTCAGAGAAAGAGGACTAGATATATAGGGGCCATTCATCGGCCCCTTCTTTTTATATATACACAAAAGGTTATTTTTAATGTCTTTAGCTATCGAAACAAGAGCAGTTGTAGGTATCTACGCACTAGGTCAATGGTTCAAAGTAAAACCATTCACTATAGATATTGATGCTTATGAATTATGTTTTGCCGACCCTGGTATGGCTTTTTCTGAAACAGAATTTGGAACGGATGGAAACAGATACAACACATATATACAACTCTCCTACCTATATCCAGATTTTGAATGGACCCCACCAGTAACACTAGGAGTAACACAACATCACGATGAAGCAAGATTTGAAAATCCTTCACCCTCTCAAGGTATATCTGCTGTTCTAGATAATGGTGCTGAACCAGAAGAGCGAATCGCCTTCTCTCTAATAGAAGTAAAAGCTTTCAAATACCTACGCAGACAAGACGCTTCTAATCTTGTTGAAAATATAGATTCTGACCAATAGCTCTCTTTATGGTAAACTAATTATGGGAACGTGTATTTTAATGCCTACTAATGTCGGTGTAGACACCCAAAACGCATTAGCAGGACTGGGTAAATGGCAATTGGAACGTGATGATTCCAATACTGAATACCCCCACCGTATATATAGAGATAACAAGAGCAACATATATATCTCAGTTACTCATATCCTTGGACAAACAGCACCCCAAGAGCAAAAAGATGCCCTGGAACGTTGGCTTAACCGCCCTAACAGTTATGAAGAACGTGATATGGCCGCCAAGCGTGGAACGTTCGCTCATGCACACGCCGAATATATCCTCAAAACGACAGCGAAACTCGCAAGGCAAACAGCAAATAAACGAGGAGTATGGACCACTGGAGGCGATTGCCTGGAACGTGCACCCTCAAAGATTACGGCATGGGCAATGCAAAAGGCCATCCGCAATGCACCAAAAATCAACTTTTCCGCTAGTGGCTACGCCAGAGGTCTACGGACTTTTATAGAAGCAAACGTCACGGCCATTCATGCCGTGGAATTTTCCATTCATTACACCCCTAAATACTCCACCCAAGGATTTGCTGGAACGTGTGACTGCATGGTGGACATCCAAGGTGAAGGCCCATATATCGTGGACTGGAAAACCTCACGCAATAAAAGAAGTGAGGAAATGTACGCTCAATTTAAGGATCAATGTGGAGCGTATGCACTCGGTCTCACCAGTCTCACGGGCATCCAACCAAAAGGAGCTGCAATCGTTGTGGCCCGTAGATCAGGTGAACCAGAAGTAAAAATATTAAATGAAATAGATTTAATGGCAGCGAAAGAAAGATACCTGGATCGTTTCAGGCAATACTTGGCGGCACTAAACCGAGAGAATTAAATCGAAATTCCATACTATAAAGAGCTAAAGTTTTAGTACCAAAAGGGCCATTCATACGGGAAATTTGCCATTCATAGCCTCTGGCTCGTATCAATCCTTGAATTTCCTCCATTTCCCACGGTGAAGTTTCAAGCTCCCAATAAAATCCTGGCTCGAACTTTACATTAAAATTTTCGGGCCTAGTCATATTGACACAGGCCCGTGAATCGGAATAATAAATTTCTACTTTTTTCATAGGTGTAAAGAGTTTCTTTGAGCTGGAGTTAATACAGAATTGTAGTAGTCTTGAGCTTCAAGATCTAGTCTCATTTGCTCAAGTTCCTCCCCTGTTGGCTCGTAAGCCTCCAGGGATTCTAAGAACTGTTTTTCTCTTGGATCGTTCATAATTTGCCTATCCAATAAGTTTTTTTAGGGTTTGCTTTTTTTAGTTTTTTAAGTTCTTTCTCTGCTTTTTTGAGAGTGTCTACAGGGTTTATGGCTAGTTGCCAGTTTCCCTTTTCTACTATTGTAAAACTCATATCAGTAAGCCTCCAATAGATTTTCGTCGGAAAGATATATGTTTATCTCTCCAAATTTTTTACAAAGTTCTGTGAGTTTGGTTGCCATTGGCTCGTGCCAGTCTCCATCCCAAAAACCAGCTCCATGTCCATTGCGAGTGAGAATAAAATCATGGGCTGCGTAGTCCCAATAATCACCCTGCGATATATCTATATATATGGCTCTATGTTTTTCTGGATCGAAACCTAGTTCAAGTGCTTGAGCCTGGAAGTTTTCCCAATCGGTTAAAATTCTTTGCTCAAGTTCTTTTGACGGTTCAAAGTTTAGGCAGTCTTCATGTATCACTCCATTTTCTAAGTCAAGATGTGTTGACCATTGGAGCGTATGTAGTGCGGATTGATAGCTCATTAAATTGACCTCAAAGCTTTTTTAGCAGATGCAAAAGAAGAACAATGATTCACAGTGCGTTCTGTGTCTCCTTCTTCTTTTGCTTTTTTGATTGCCCATCTAAAGGATGAAAAGATTAACTCGTTATCAGCTCCCACAGATGGAAAACTGGTTTGACATTCATCAAAAAATTCATCATCTAAGGATGCCCAATCTTCATATATACGAGATTGTGATCTACCTTGCTCTTTTAAATGTTCGATTATTTGAGCTTTTGATTTTTTAAACTCATTTAATGAACCATCTTCATTTAAAAGTGGTTTGGCTCGTTCTTGTCGTATATATTCCAGGGATTCAGATTTGTCCATTTTTTAATCCCTCGGTATGAAAAACGTATGTTGCATAATCTCCAGCTAATAACCAGTTCATATATATCGGAGGTAGTTCAAAATGAATGTCCTCCTTCATATCGACACACCATAAATTTGTTTCATAATGGTCTTTTAAAAATTGAATTGTTTTCTGGATCGTTGGCAATTCGTCTGGTTCTAAACCTGAATCATCATTGTTGATCAAAAAAGATGCCCAATAAATTGGGAGTTTTTCTTCTATTACTTGAAAAGTCATTTTGTGATTCTCTCCCACTCAATGAGTGCGTCTTCTTTTTGGGAAATGTGCCAAACTCTCAAAACAGATTGAGAGTGAAGACCATTAAAAGTTAAAAGAATTTGATCGGTGATTGTTTGAACTAATTGGAGCGTTTTCAATGTTCCGTGACTTTTTAAAATCATTTTTCGGATACCTCCAAGTGATTCAAAATTTTTTGAATTGCATCAAAAATAATTTTATTGTTTCCTTCTTGAACTTTTAGAGAGTCAGAAAAAAGTTTGTTTAACTTTTGCTGTTCTTTCATAAAAGAAACATTATTTGTTTCACTCTCCAGAGCTGTTTCGCTCATAGCAAGTAAGCGTTCATACAGATTTATTGAATCTGTGTCTAGAACTTGGAGAGTCTCTAAGACTTTTTTGAAGTCTCTATTTGTAGTCATAATTTGGTAGTTTTAAATGACTTTTCTATTGTACTACTAAAATGGGAAAAATTCAATATATTCCCATTCCCAACACTAGAAAAAAGAATTTTTGAAAAGTGCATATATATATGCTATTGTAGTATTGTTAAATCGCTAAACCAAAGCATGACAAACTTACAAGAATTTCAAGGGACAGCAAAAGGAGGAAAATTTTTTCGTTTTGATACCTTGAAAGAAGTTCTTCAAGAATTGGATAAATCTTTAGTTAAAGGAACTAGAGAAAACGGTCAAGATTATTTTTATCTTTCTAATGATCTTGATCCAGATTTAAGAGACCAATTTCAAACAATTATTCGAGAATGTCACAATGATGAATTCCCTAATGATTGGAGATTTTCAACAGTAAAAGAAATTTGTTTTACTTGTTTGGAGTATGATCTTGATGATGGTTTAGACCAACTTGATCAAATTTTAGATAATTACATTTCTGAAATTGTTGATGGAATTGTGGAAATTTCTACTTCCAGATTGTTCCAATGGCTCGCAGATATTCCGAG